TTTCAACTAAGGAATCAAAGGCAGGTAGCTTTACACAAGTTGTTCCAGACTATCACAAATTAAAAAACAAGTATCAACTTATGTGGGAACAAAAAGATTGTCAAGGTTATTTAAAAACTGCGGCAGTTCTTGCGGCCTATGTAGATCAAAGTATCTCTACAAATACGTTCTACAACCCAGCACACTTTCCAGACCGTAAAGTTCCAACTACATTAATTGCTAAGAATTTGATGCAAGCACACATGTGGGGCATTAAGACTTTTTACTATAGTTTGATTAACAAACAAGGTGCTAAACACGAAGACAAGACCCCCGAAGTACACTATAATGGTTTCCATAACGAAAGAGAATTAATCGAAGAAGAAGATTGTGAGGCTTGCAAGTTATGACCTTTAATTTTATTAGAAACGTATTGAAGGAAGGAAAAGCACACATACTAGAAATAGAAAAACTTCCATACGATTCAAACGAATTAAATCCTTCAATATCAAAATCTACTATAGATTATCATTACGAAAAATTAGCCAAGACATATGCAGAAAGATATAATGCAGGCGAAGGCGATCCAAGTTTCAACGAAGCAGGTGTTTTCCTTCACAACATTTTATTTCAACAATACCATGAATATAATTCTCAAAATAAACCAACCGGTAAATCCTTAGAGTTTATCGAGAGTCGGTTTACTACCTTTGATAAATTTAAAGAAGAATTTTTAAAAATTGCTATGACCGTTCAAGGTAGTGGATGGGTTTATCTTTCAAAATCTGGAGAGATTAAAACTATAAAAAATCATGAAATAAAAAAAGATATTTTAGTACTAGTTGACTGGTGGGAACATGCCTGGGCATTAGACTATCAATCGGATAAGAAAAAATATTTAGAAAACCAATGGAAAATCATTAACTGGGAGAAAATAAATGGCTTACTCAGACAAGGTTATTGATCATTACGAAAATCCTCGTAACGTTGGCAGTTTTGATAAATCAGATCCCAACGTTGGTACAGGCATGGTAGGGGCACCTGCTTGCGGTGACGTAATGAAACTACAAATTAAGGTAAATGATCAAGGCATAATTGAAGATGCTAAATTTAAAACTTACGGCTGCGGATCGGCAATTGCGTCTAGCTCTCTTGTCACAGAATGGCTCAAAGGTAAGACTCTTGACGAAGCAGGAAGCATTAAGAATTCTGCGATTGCAGAAGAACTCGCCCTCCCTCCGGTCAAAATACATTGTAGCATATTGGCAGAAGATGCGATTAAAGCGGCAGTAAATGATTACCGTAACCGACACAGCTAAAATTAAAATTAAGCAACTTCTTAAGAATCGAGGCAAAGGAGTAGGAATTCGATTAGGAGTCAAAACTACTGGTTGCAGTGGATTGGCATATGTGTTAGAATATGTAGATGAATATACGGCCGAAGTAGGAGTTACTAACTTTGCCACTGATGAATTTGTAGTATTAGTTGATGCTAAAAGTTTGGTATATATGAACGGTCTTACGGTTGATTGGGTACGTAATGGACTTAATGAAGGTTTTGAATTTTTTAATCCCAACGAAAAGGATCGTTGTGGGTGCGGTGAAAGTTTTAGAGTATAATAATGAGTAAACAACAATATAATTTAAACACAAAGACAGACTATTTAAATCGTAAGATGTTTTTGGACCCAGCTGGTCCAGTTACCATCCAACGCTTTGAAGAAGTTAAGTATAATAAGATTGCAGATTTTGAAAAGACTGCTCGTGGTTTCTTTTGGGTGCCGGAAGAAATTAGTTTAACTAAAGATGCTGGCGACTTTAAAGAAGCCAGTGATGCAGTTAAACATATCTTTACAAGCAACTTGTTAAGACAAACAGCATTAGATAGTTTACAAGGCCGTGGCCCTAGTCAAATTTTTACTCCTGTTGTAAGTCTACCAGAACTAGAAGCACTAGTCTATAACTGGACGTTCTTTGAAACAAATATCCATAGTCGTAGTTACAGCCACATCATCCGTAACATCTATAATGTTCCTAAAGAAGTATTCAATACTATCCATGATACAAAAGAAATAGTTGACATGGCTTCGAGTGTGGGCAAATATTATGACAAATTGCATGTGGCTAATTGTAATGTAGAAGCTGGATTGATGGTTGAGGAAGAGTACCACATTAAAGCAATTTGGTTAGCACTACACGCAAGTTATGCCTTAGAAGCATTCCGCTTTATGGTATCATTCGCTACTTCACTCGCAATGGTAGAGAACAAGATCTTTATTGGCAATGGTAACATTATCAGCTTGATTCTACAAGACGAATTATTACACAAGGCATGGACAGCTTATATCATTAACCAAGTTGTTAAGGAAGATCCTCGTTTTGCTAAAGTGGCACAAGAATGCCAGGATGAAGTAATTCAAATTTACAAAGACGTTATTGCTGAAGAAAAAGCATGGGCAGATTATTTGTTCCAGAAAGGTCCAGTTATTGGACTTAACGCAAATATCTTAAAAGACTTTGTTGATTATACTGCATTAGTTTCTTTAAAAGATATTGGTATTAAGTATTGGAATACTAGTCCCAAGACCACTCCTATTCCGTGGTTCAATAAGCATAGCGATACAAGCAAAAAGCAATCGGCATTACAAGAAACAGAGTCTACAAGTTATGTTATTGGCGTCATGTCAGATGCAATCGACTATTCAGAATTACCGACTATATAATCATGTATAAAGTTTTTTATAAAAAAAGATCGCCATATGAAAATTGGCAAGCAGTTGGAACTTATAGTTCAGAACAATCAGCCATTGCAGCCGCAATGAACAAGAAAAAACAGGGGGCTATGATGGTTCGTGTTACTGACAAGTCAGGAAGTGTAGTTTTTACAAATTAAAGGAAGTTTAAATGAAAGCAGTTGTATGGAGCAAATATCATTGTCCTTATTGCGACCAAGCTAAGGCTCTGTTAAAGCAAAAAGGCATTCAGTTTGAAGAAAAGAAAATTGGCGACGGATACTCAAAAGAAGATTTATTAGAAGCTGTTCCTACAGCTCGTACCGTTCCACAGATTTTTTTAGATGAAGAATTAATTGGTGGTTTTCAAGAATTAAAGAAAAGGTTAGAAAATGTTAATTGATAAAGGTGTAGCAGAAGGTGAAGTTGTAACAATTAAGATGGCAACAGGTGAAGAACTTTTAGCAACATATGTTGAAGTTACACCAAACGGACACAAAGTTAAACGTCCTATGGTCTTAAGTGTTTCGCAAAAAGGTATTGGTATGATGCCATATATCTTTACGGTCCACCCAGATAAAGAGATTGTTCTTAATTCTGGAACTATCATGGCTATTGTGCCAACAGAAAAAGATTTTGCTAATCAGTATTTGCAAAGCACAACTGGAATAGCCTTAGCAGGAGTCTAACATGCCGGGAATATCAAGAGTAGGAGTAGATGCTGCAGGCGGAACTATTGTAGGTAATCTTGCACCTACGGTTAAGGTGAATGGTTCTCCAGTGGCAGTTAAAGGAGCGGCAGTTTCTGGTCATGGAAGATCTCCGCACTCTGGTCCAGTTATGTCTGGTTCGTCAGGAACGGTCAAAGCTAATGGTATTCCTATATGTCGTGCAGGCGACGCCGCTACTTGTGGTCATGCTGCCAGCGGTAGCGGAGATGTGAAAGCAGGTTAATATGAAAAAGTTTTTTTGGAATGTTTTAGGATTTCTATCATTAGGCATGGCCTATATTGGTTTAATTACCCCAGGTATTCCATATAGTCCTTTTGTAGTTTTTGCCGCATATTGTTTTTCAAAAGGCAGCGAACGTATGCATCGCTGGATATACAATCACAAAATATTTGGACCATTCCTTACTAACTGGAATGAGAAACGTGTGTTCCCACAGAAGATGCGTTACCTAATGTTTTTTATGATGAGCCTTAGTTTAGTGCTTATGTTTACAGGAGGAGTTAAACCAATTGGAATTATCAGTACTGCTATCTTTATGGCCCTTGTGGCTTTTTGGGCTTGTCGTTATCCTAACTCTGTTGAAGAACACGATCGTAGAAAAGCTGAAGGAAAAAAAATAGGATGGATTAAATGATAAAAGGAAGTGTTCATCATATTTGGCCTATCCCCCTTTATCAGTCTAAATTAGACCCTGTTGATCCTTTAACTTATGCATATTTGTATAATCAAGAATTTAGTAATTTTGGAGATGAAAATTTTACACATTTAGAAACTCCAAATAGATTTTTATTAAATTTACCAAAATTAAAAAAATTAAAATCTCAAATACAAGATCATATTGATTATTTTGTCTACGATGTTATAGGTGTTTCAAAAGATCAAAAATGGGAAATTACAACCAGTTGGATTAATAAATCATTTCCTAACGGATATCATCCAAACCACTGGCACAGCAATGCATTGATTAGTGGTGTGTGGTATATGAAAGCACCTAAAAACTGCGGAGACATAGAATTTCATAAAGATAGAGGACATACAAATTTGTGGAGAGATACTTTTTGTATAGATTTTAATAAAACTACACAATTTCATTCTCCAGTTTCTATTGAACCTATTGAAAACGAAATACTCATGTTCCCATCTCTTTTAAATCATAATGTTGCACAGAATAAATCTAATGAAGAACGATATAGTCTAGCATTTAATGTATTCCCAAGAGGAATTATTGGCCAAGGCGGAAATAGTGAAATTTCTCTATGATAGATTATTCTGTTACACCATTATTCCCTGTCCCGTTATATAGAACACCACTAGGTAGTTTAGAAAAAAACATTAGGGAATTAATAGAAACTCTTGAATTTGAAGAAATGCCTTCTAAAAATGGTCATTATACCGTTAACAAATATATTCTAGATCAAGAAAAATTTACACCATTAAAAAATAGAATACAATATCATGTAAATAATTTTTTATACGAAGTATTAGGATGTGATAAAAATTTAGAATTTCAAATTCAAAATAGCTGGATTAATAGACATTCTTTAAACGATTGGGCTGATTCTCATAGACACAATAATAGTTTAATCAGCGGAGTTTATTATATCGATGTTAACGATGATTCGGGAACTATTACATTTTTAAAAGACAAAAGTCATTATAATCTATGGCCCGAGATGATTGATGTTGAAATTGATCAAACAAAATTAAATTTTTTTAATGCTCAAACATGGGATGTACTTCCAAAGAAAAACGATCTTATTATGTTTCCTTCTTTGTTATATCATGCTGTTAGCGAAAATAAATCAAATAAACTTAGATATAGTCTAGCATTTAATGTATTTCCAAGAGGAACACTAGGCGGATCAATTAACACTTTAAAAATATGAAATGTGAAAAAGGTGACATTGCTAAAATTATAATGAGCCTACGTCCGCAGAACATAGGAAAAACCGTATTGGTGGAAAACTATATTGGACATTTTAATGAGGGCGAAGAATTTGATTTTCGCGGAATTATATGCAAAGCTCAAATTACAGATCACTATTGGTGGATCTCTACTGATCACGGTCTCCAAAATATGCTAGGTGATACACCCAAAGCATACATTCCAGACACGTGGTTAGATCCGTTGCGTCCAAATAAACTTAGCCAAACTGAAGAAGAACGTCTTGACTTAACTGCTTAACTATCGCATAATACACTAATGCGCTAGAAGCTAACTGGTCAAGCAAGAGCCTCTAAAACTCCGAGTAGTGGGTTCAATTCCCACCTAGCGCACCAAAGGATTTTTTATGCCATTTGAAACCAAAGAAGAAGCACAAGCGTGGATTCGTAAAATTATGGGCCCTCCTAAACGTAGGCTTGAAGGCGCAGAACACGATCGTGTTTGGCTTATGCTTCAAATGACAGAACCAGTTAGAGAGACTAATAATCAACATAGCTGGTGTGCAGAATACAACATTGGCGGAATAATGTACGATGTGCATTATTTCCCAGAAGAGGATCCATTTATTGAGGTGTATCTAAATGATTGATTACTTTGAAGCACTGAGAGAAATGCACACGGGTAAGGTTGTAAAGTATGTAGGCACGGTCAACGGCAATGTATGGTCGGACAATGGTGCCAGTTTCTGTATGTGTCGCGGTTGTATCTTTCTGTTTGACAACGGAGTAATCAAATGGAACAAACTAGGATACATGGTTTACGATCCAGACTTTCGTTATGAACTTACAGGCGAAACCGTTGATCCAAGAGCCTGGAAACCAGAAAAGAACAAAAAAGAGATTAAATCTAAACTCGGATATTCACGCATTGGTCTTAACAATGTGTAAATAAATTTGTAGCGGGTGCTACAAACCAACACTCTTTAAATGTTAGGTACTTAGAGTGTGTACCGTAAAAGGAGATGTACATGATGTACGAATCAAAATTAGCTGCGGCTATCAAAGTAAAAGGCAAAGTCCTACGTGAATTTAAGGACACCGTCTATGTCCCATTTGGATCAGAATATTCAATACTACTTAAGAACTTACATACGACCCGTGCTGTCGTTAATGTTTTTATTGATGGTGATGATATGGTCCCTGGCGGGATTGTTCTCAATGCAGGACAAGAAGTTGACCTTGAGCGTTCAGTCAAGAACGGCAATCTCAATGAAGGCAACAAATTCAAATTTATCGAAAGAACAGGATCCGTTGAACAACACCGCGGCACCAGACTTGAAGACGGACTGGTAAGAGTAGAATTCCAATTTGAACAACCTGCTCGTCCTATTAGCTGGAATACTACACAGATTGGCGGCATCTACCCACAAGGTGGGATCCTTCGAGGACTTAACGATGTACACTATGGTGTAACGTGTTCTGTTGCTAGTTATGATGCAACTTCTGTGAATAGTTCACACGAATTGCTAAACGATGTTGGCATTACCGTTCCTGGTTCTAAGAGCGATCAAAAGTTTAGTACTACTTACGTTGGTGCATTAGAAAGTGTTAAGCATTCTATGGTGTTTAAGATTTTGGGCGGAGAAGCTGTTAAAGAGGCTGTTACCGTTAAGCACAAACCAAAATGTGTTACCTGTGGCAAACAGAATAAAGCAACTGCTAAGTTCTGCGTAGAATGTGGTACAGCATTAGAAATTTTTGCTTGATTTAACCAAAGGGTCTTGACTGACCCTTTGTACGGCTCTATAATATATTTGTTGTTTAAATTTTTGAAAGACATAGACATGACTTATTTCCTGAAACACGGCAATACTTTTAAGGTTTCTTCTAAGGAGGCAATGGACCTTCACGAAAAACTCCCTGCTGGAAATTATACGGTTAAAGTTGATCCGTTCGGAAATTTTTATCTTGAAACCATTGACCAATTTGAAATTAAAGGCAAAGTATACGGCGATGCAGGTCGCAGAGCTGATCGTATTTTGAATACCTTTGCAGATCGTACTGCATCCACTGGTGTCATGCTGAACGGTGAAAAAGGTTCTGGCAAAACCATGTTGGCTAAAATGTTATCTGTACGAGGTTATGATCGTGATATTCCAACTATTGTAATCAACAATGCGTGGCACGGTGAGGCATTCAACACACTTATCCAATCTATTGAACAACCTGTTATTGTGTTGTTTGACGAGTTTGAAAAAGTCTACGACGAAAGCGAGCAAGAAGCCATGCTTACACTCCTTGACGGTGTGTATCCTTCTAAGAAATTGTTCGTGCTTACTTGTAATGATAAGTGGCGTGTAAACGCTCATATGCGCAACCGTCCAGGTCGTATCTTTTACAACCTTGAGTACAAAGGTCTTGATGCAGATTTCATCCGTGAATACTGCCACGATAACCTTAAGGCTGTAGAACATGCAGAAAAGATTGTTGGCATTGCTGGTACGTTTGATCAGTTCAACTTTGACATGCTTAAGGCATTGGTTGAAGAAATGAACCGCTACAACGAAACTCCGCA